CTGAGACGTCCCTCCTCGGTGAGCAGGAAGACCTAGTAGAAGCTCAAGCTTTAGATGTAGCGGCAGATACTACTCTCAAGGGAAAGCAGGGTTCCCTAGTGGACGCTCAGGCTACAGATGTTGCTGCCGATACATCCCTTAAAGGAGCTCAGGAAGACCTAGTAGAAGCCCAGACTACTGATGTAGCAGCGGATACTACGCTTAAAGGTAAACAAGGCAGTCTCGTAGATGCTCAAGCGACTGACGTAGCGGCAGATACATCTCTTAAAGGAGCTCAGGAAGACCTAGTAGAAGCGCAGACGACAGATGTAGCTGCTGATACCACCCTGAAGGGTAAACAAGGCAGTCTCGTAGATGCACAAGCGACTGACGTAGCGGCAGACACAACCCTGAAGGGTAAACAAGGAAGTCTTGTGGATGCTCAAGCTACTGACGTAGCAGCTGATACATCTCTTAAGGGCGTCCAAGAAGACCTTCTTGAGTCTCAGATTACAGATGTTGCCGCAGACACAGCCTTAAAGACCTCCCAAAAGACCCAACTAGACGCTCAGACTGCTATCGAAGCCACAGCCGAGAAAGACTTCTACGATGGTGTTGTAGCTGGCACTCAGGCTACCTACCGAGACTTTGCAGCCGAGATGCGTATGATGGGTATTCAAGAGAGTGGTATTAACGTTCGAGGTGAGATTCCTTTCCAACAGACCCCCGCCTACAAGAAGGTAGAGATGCTGAAGGATGCTGCTAAGTTACGCCTAGTGACAGCCACAGAGACTGGCACAGATGCCACAGAACTCCGAGAGGTAAACAAGGTGATGCGCTTTATTGGTGAGCCGCCAGTGACAGCTCTTAACGATAACTCCTTGGCTTCTGAGTGTGTTCGCCTAATCCGTGACACTGATACCGAGCTACAAGGACGTGGATGGTGGTTTAATATAGAAGAAGACGTAGAGCTCACGCCAAATGGAAGCGGTCAAATAATTATTAATAACACCATGCTTTCCGTGGAAGCTTATGATTATGATACGCGAATGGAATTCGGAGGATACCTCTACGACCTTAATAAAAAATCCGCTGATAATTGGACATCATCTATCAAAGCTAAGGTAATTTACAAGCGTACTTTATCTTACACCCCACAGAAATACCGTGAGTATCTCAGTGTGCGTGTAGCCATCCTATTAACCGAGCTATATCCACAAAGCGGTGTAGACATCCAGCGTCTTCCTAAGATGGAAGCAGAGCTACGGGCTTACTTTAAAGACCGTGAGTTTGATGATGCTAACTACTCCATATTTGACAACTACGACGTAGCCTCCAGAATTGGTATTAACCGTAACTACGACCTTACATAATGGCTTTAATTAACACTAGTGTTCCTAACCTTATCCAAGGTGTCTCTCAACAACCTGATGCCACTCGTTTTGATGGTCAATGTGAGGAGCAGGAGAACGCTCTTAGCTCTGTTGCAGAGGGACTGAAGAAGCGCCCTAACACTCGGCACGTTGCTAGGTTGCTACAGACGGCTATTGATGAGGACAGCTTTGTCCACTTTATCAATCGCGATGACAACGAGAAGTATGTGGTTATCCATACTGGGTCAGGAATGGAAGCTTGGAACATTGTGACTGGTGTTAAGTGTTCAATGAATGGAAGTACGTCCCCTCTTACTCCTCCCACCTATCTTCAAACAAGCACACCCAGAGAGAGTCTAAAGGCCCTTACGGTGGCTGATAATACATTCATCGTAAATAAAGAAGTCAGCGTCTCTCTATCGCAAACTAAGACACCAGCCCTCGAAAAGAAGGGCTTTGTTTATATTGCTCAAGGGGACTACGAAAAGAAGTATAGTCTCACACTCGGAGGCAACATTGAAGGGGATACAGCGAGCACTACAGCAACCTTTGAGGTTATTGTAGAAGATTATTATTACGCTAATGGTTGGGAGAGGTTTCGCGTAGCAGATGTTAATATAGTAGCGGAGGGCGAAGGTTATCCCGCAGGTTCCCCTACTACTTTAGACCTGACCTTTAATTGGGGAACGCTCGGCAACACTGCTGCTAAGGTTAGTTATAATAATATCGTGCAGATGCCTCGGATAGACATTACGTTTACGGATGACAATACGGGCAACGGAACTAAAAAAGTAGCTACAGCTAGCGTTGTAACGTCTGGAGCGTTTGGACAACACGACACCGAAGTTACTGGTGGCAGTTTTGCTAACAACTATAATGCTGAAATTATTGCAGCCGTTCAAGGGGATGTATTGACTGGTAGCAGTTATGTCTTTGAAACAACAGGTTCCAGAAATACAGTAGCAGCAGACGCCGACACAACAAACATTGCTACTTCGTTGTTTGATGACTCTTATGCTACAGCAAATTTTGGCACAGTGCCTCTTACAGGTGCCGCTGGAAACGCAATTTTCACAGCAGCTAACCCATCTCTTACAGCAACAAAAGAAGGCAATACTATAATCATTGATCACAATGAAATAGAGGGTGATTTTACTTTAACAACAGAAGACGGATTAGGTGGTTCAGGGATTAAAGCAGTTTATAAACGTATAGATGCCCTGTCAGATCTTCCAATAAAAGCTCCAAATAACTTCGTAGTAGAAGTCGTAGGGGATGCTGATTTAGACCAAGATAACTATTGGGTGAAGTTCACCACTAATAGCGGCTCCTCATTTGGTGAAGGAGCTTGGGAAGAAACGGTAGCTCCTAATATTTCTGAGGGTTTTGACGCAAACTCTATGCCTATGACTATCCGAAGCACTGACCTTAATACACTTGAGGTTGTTGCTTTAGACTATAAAAAGCGCGAAGCAGGAGACGAAGATACAAATCCAAATCCATCTTTTATTGGTCAATCAATCAATGACATCATATTCTTCAAGAATCGCTTAGGATTCATCACCGACGACAGTGTGGTGTTCTCGGAAGCTGGTGAGTTCTTTAACTTCTACAGGACTACGGTATCATCCCTTCTCGACTCAGGACCAATCGACATCACCGTGAGTAGCACCAAGGTCACTAAGCTCAAGTCCGCAACGATATTCCAAGAGAACTTGATGTTGTTTTCGGACAGCGTACAGTTTGTGATGAAAGGTGGCGACTTGTTTACACCTAAGACCGTCTCGGTGTCTCCTACAACTAACTTCAGTCTAGATGACTCGGTAGCTCCTACTCCTCTAGGTTCCTATGTCTACTTCCCGTTTACTCGTGGTTCCTACACAGGACTCCGTGAGTTAGCTCTAAGTGCAAATACAGAGACCTACGACGCTGTAGAAGTTACTGAGCACGTTCCCGCTTACATTCCTAGTAACATTATCGCAATGGCTGGAACTACATCAGAGGACGTTATAGCTCTACTCAGTGCTAACGAAAAAGGCTCCCTATACATCTACAATTACTTCTGGAACAACAATCAGAAAGTACTGAGTGCTTGGTCTAAGTTTACCTTCACAGGTGAGATACGAGGTATTGAGTTCATTGACTCATCTCTATTTTTAATCATCACCAACAACGACGAAACTAACCTCGTTGAGATGCCCTTAGAGTCTGGCTTAACGGACGCTTCTGGCTATGTTACTCACCTAGACAACCGAGTATCAGCTACAGTCACCAATGGCTCCTCTACAATCACCCTACCGTACACCCCAGAGGACAACTCAGTGGAAGTCTATACGACCGATGGGTTAAAGCTTAACTGCACTAACTCTGGAGCTACTGTTACTCTAGCACAAGCTGTGTCCTCCGATACAGACGTCTGGGTAGGTATTCCTTACACGATGAAGTATACGTTCTCTGAGCAGCTCTTCAAAGCTAAAGCAGGGAACGGTAAGAGTCCCTCTAATGCGGCCAAGATGTTAATCCGTAATGGTTCTCTGTACTACGACAAATCAGCTTACTTCAAAGTAAAGGTAACTCCTAAGTACCGTGATACCTACGAGAACGTCTTTACACCTGACGTTGTTGGTTCATCTGTACTTGGTTCCCTTAGCCTCGACAGTGGCTTCTATCGCTTCCCTGTGTTCACTAAGCCACAGGATACAACCATCACCATCGAAAACGAGAGTGCTCTTCCGAGTACATTCCAGAGCGCCGAGTTTGAATCCTTTGTTCACTCCCGCTCTAACCGATATGGATAAAATACTAAGTACCCATGGGTCTTGTAAGGTAGTTATTGCTACCCACGAACACGTAGAGCGGATCTATCCGTATATGCGTAAAGAAGACCAGATAGAGATAGCCTGTATGGGTCACGAACCCCGTCAGGCGCTCTTGAGTGGCTTAGAGAGTGATGACGTTACTCTGACAGCCCTAGATGCTGATGACGTACCCTTTGCGATGTTTGGTGTTGGACAGATAGAGAACCAAGCGTACATCTGGTGTCTAGGCACTGATGGTGTTTCTGATAACGCCTATGACTTCCTTAAAGCGTCCCGTGAGTGGACTCAACGATTAACCAAGCCTTATGGCGCAACCTTTAACTTTGTCCATGAGGATAACCACGTAGCCCTAAAGTGGCTCAAATTCTGTGGAGCAGTCTTCATTCGTAAACTTACCTTTAGTAATCAACCCTTCTTTGAATTTATAATCCCCTCTAAATAATATGTGTGAAATAGTAACAATGACTGCCCTAGCACTTAAAGGTGCAGCAGCTTCCGCTGGGTCAGCAATAGCAGGTGCTTCCGCATCAACGTTAATATCGGCTGGTTTAGGAGCGGCCTCCGCAGGTTCTTCTATTTATGGCCAGCGCCAACAAGCAAAGACCCAAGCGAAAGTCCAAGCCAACGCTTCGGCAGCAGAACGCGAACGTTACCTCCGAGAAGTGTCCTCTATGCGTGTCCAGCAAGGGCAAGAGGAAGTAGCAGCAGCCCAGCGCGTCAATGAATCCGCTAGGAAAGCCCGTGAGGCACGAGCAACGGCACGAGTAAGTGCTGGTGAGGCAGGAGTAGCAGGACTTAGTGTTGACGCTCTTATTAACGATCTGACACGAGAAGAGGCTAACTACAACTTTGCTACACAACAACAACTACAGATGAACAACGTAGGACGCTCAATGCAGCTAGAAAACGCTGGCTTTGGGTTCACTAACAACATGCTTCGTATCAACAAGC